AAACAGCACCATACTTTTGGAGGATTGTCTGATGGCTGATGTAACCATCGACCAGGCGTTTTGCCAGCAGTTCCATGACACCCTGGTCAGCAAGTTCCAGCAAGAGGGATCGGTCTTGGAGCGGGCGGTCTCGGTACAGCGGGGCATCGTGGGGGATTCGGACTATGTGGATGTCCTGGCCGCCACCGCCGCAGCGCAGATCCAGAGCCGACACACCGACACGAATTACACCTTCCAGGTTCACAGCCGCAGGAAGCTCACCACGGCACCTTGGGAGGTGGCAGACCTGATCGACAGGCCGGATAAGCTCAGGATGCTGATCGATCCGACCTCCGATTATATCCGCAACTTCGCCTGGGCGCTTGGGGTCGCCGCAGATAGCGCAATGATCGCTGCGGCGCGGGGAAATGCCTATGAGGGAGTGACCGGGGCGACGCCGGTCCCATTGCCTGCTGCTCAGAAGATCGTCCACGGATCTGCCAGCCTGACGCTCGGCAAGGTCATCACCGCGAAGACCAAGCTGGACAAGGCCAATGTGAGCCCGCGGGTGCCTCGATTCTTCATCTACTATCCCGATCAACTCGCCTACCTGCTCGAAAACGTGGTTGAGATCAAGAACTCTCAGTACGTTGATAGCGTGCGGGCGATGATGGACGGCGTGGTGACGAAGTTCATGGGCTTCGAATGGATCGGGTGCAACCTCCTGCCGAAGGTGACGTATCGCTATAACCTGGCATGGGCACAACCGGCCATGAAGTTAGGCTGGTCGCAGGAGATCATCACCAGGGTCGATGAGCTTCCCACGAAGCACTATTCGACCCAAGCCTGGGCGTTCTGCCAGTTCGGCGCGACCCGCGTCCTCGATGAGGGTGTCGTCGAGATCGAGTGCACCGAGGCGTAACCTAACCTTTACCCTCCTCCCGGTCCATTCCGGGAGGGGGCCCTTCATGAGGAGAAAGAAATGGCAGTACAGAACAGTGTGGAATACGCGAAGGAGTTGACCAATCCGCCCACCTTGAAGGATCCCTGCGAGTCCGGGGGAAAGCTCCAGGTGCTCAAGGGCGTGATTACGGCGGCAACCTGGAACAATGGGGACATAGGCTATCTCTTCACCGCTCCCTCGATCGCCAAGATCGTGGGCGGATACATGGAGACGGACGGCCTGGGAACCTCTTGCACCATCAAGATCGGATATACCGGGGTGGACGATGCTCTTGTCGCGGCGACCGCGATGGCAACAGCCACCAGGGTGCAAGTCCCGAAGCTGGCAGCCATCGGACTCGATGCCGGTGGCAAGCTGATCTTTGCCACCCTGGCCGGCGCGAATGCTACCAATGGCAAGATCCTCCATGTCCAGCTCTGGTACGTCGCAGCCTGAAAACGGCGAAACCGGGAAATGGTTTGGGGGACCCAAAATCCCCCAAACTACCCGGCTACCCGACCGAGCATTGAGAGATCCGGGGGTGGGGCTATCGTTTAGTACCGGGACCAAGGAGATCGTAGCTCCTGGGTCAAAATAGAGGCCAATCGCTGTGAGTCAGCGATAGTGGCTAATCGGAGGGAGGAAAAATGGCAGTAATCGCAGTGGCAGAGGTAGATCATCCTTTTAAGGCAAATGGGGTGCGGGTCTTCAAGTGGGCGAGCTTGACGGAAACAAACAACACTGGAGAGCCGATCCCAGCCGCCTATCTTGCGGATAAGTCAGTCCATGTCCGGGGGACTTGGGGCACAGGCGGTCATGCAGCAATCCAGGGGAGCAATGAGGCGGACGTGGCACCGGCATCTGCGAACTATACCATCCTGGCCGATCCGCAGGGGAACTCGATAGATCTAACGGCGGATAAGATCGAACAGATTCTGGAGAATCCCTATTGGATCAGGCCTGCCATCACGGCAGGGACGGGAGTCAATTTGACCGTTTGGCTTGTGGCCAAGCGATAGGAGGGAGGGGGAATGGCGGAGGAACTGAGCTTGCAGCAAGCCCTGAACGTGGCCCGGCAGATGGTCAACCACTTCCGGGCGTTCGAGAAGTTGGAGGAAGCGATAAACCTGGTCTCCCAATCCAAGGTCGAATTGATCGAAAACCAGAAAGCAGTCAAGGCCTTGAAGGAGGAGATCGAGGATCTCCAGAAGCAGAAGGCAAAGATCACCGAGCAGAAGGCGGCGGCGACTAAGCTACTTCAGGAAAGCCTGGCCAAGGGAATAGCGGAGATCGATGTCGCAGTGAAGAAGGCACAGGACGAGGCGGACGCCAAGATCCGGGATCTCCAGGCACAGATCAAGGAATATGCCGTGGCAGCCGGGAAGGCGCGGAATGATTGGGAACTGGAGAAGGCCGAGATCCAGAAGGAGAGGGACGCCCTGGCGGCGAAGATCAATGACCTCAATGCTCAACTGAACAAGATCCGGGAGAAGATCGGATGAGAAAAATCAAAGAATACGATCTAAAGGAGAGTTGAACTATGTCGATCACGACTGATTTCGACACACTATGGAATGAGAAAAAACAACGGGATGCAACGGTGGAAGCCAAGGTTCTTCTCCAAAACGCCATGAATGTCATTGAGGAAACCAAGGCTGCAGTTCAGGACATCGTGGATGCGGGAGTATTCAATACCATCCCTAACTCAATCAAAATAGCTCTCAATAGTGCCTTCACTGTTGTCAAGACAGCCTCGACTGGATTCAGCAACGCTGATATTCGGGAAGTTCTTAACTGGGCGGGAAACTAATTGGCGATTGTCTTCACCTACACGAAATCGACGAACATTGCCGCTGTTACTGGAGGAACTTCCGGCACTCCGGCTACGTTTGCCGATTTCGTAACCGCTGATAGGGCGGGATCGGTTACTCTCCTTGCCGCGTGGGCACCCATCTCCAATGTCAAGGCCCTTACCTATCAGATAACTCCGGTTGAGAAACTTGCGCTCCTTATTTCCTTTGTTGTTGCCGCCAAGACCGCTGAACCCGATTATATCTTCATCACCGGAACTGACGCTTGGGATGCGGCACAGACCGAATCAATCAACGTAAGTGCGGGAAATGGAACCTATGTCTCCACCAAACGATTCCGAACCATCACAAACATTGACTGTTCGGATAATCCCGCTGGAGGTGGAACATTATGGGCAAATGGAACAGTGGAGATAACCCAACCACAGTGGGGAGTGGTTTGGAATTTTGGGAGTAACCATTACCACTTAGATTGTAATTTCACTATTGGGGATGCTTCTACCGCTACATATTTTACATCGTTTTTCGAGATGTTTTCCTTTAAGGCCGGAATGATACCGTCCGTAAAGGCAGGAGCGGTTTTTACCCTTGGGAAATTGCAAAATGATTGGGGGAAACAAGGTTCCACCATGCAACTAAACGGTCCTGCTGGTGCTGACTGGGCGTTCAACAGCGGTGGAACCATTCTTATTTATGCAAGTAAAATTGACAATATCGCAAACTCAAGACCCAAATTCAATACAGGAACTTTAACTGTTAAAAACTCATTGCTCCTATCTAACTATGGAGACTACGATACAGCAGAATTTTATCGGAGCTTTAGTTTCCTTGGAACAACTATCTCTATTGAGGATTTATTTTATTCAGATTGTCATGCCTTTTTTACCAATGTTGTCCCAACACTTTTTAGCAATGTCCATTTACATTACACCCTTAGTGGCCTTTATAGCTGTGCTGGCTCTGTTGTGTCAGCATCAGGGGTTAGAATTACTAATTCAAGGACAAGGGATGCTTGGAACCAACTCTCTGGTTCAAATATCAATATGATAGACCCTGTTAGTGGATTAGGAACGGTTCAGATTAACACCGCCGGAGATTGGATTAAGGAACAATACACTTGTAACATCAATATCTGTGATAAAAATGGCGTACCAATTTCAGGGGCAGTCATTGATTGTGTAGACAAGTTTGATACGGCGGTTTGGGCCGCAGGGACGATTAGTACGGATGCCTCGGGCAATATTTCCCAACAGATTATTACCTATAAACAGTGGATTGATACTACGGAAACCCTAACTACTTATTCTCCCCATAAATTCACCATCTCCAAGGCGGGATACCAAACCCTTGTCTTGGAAAATATTACCGTGAGTGCTCCTATCAAATGGCATTTGGAACTACAAGATCCTGCCACGGGCGGTGGAAGTTATCTAAGGAGGAGATAGATGCCTTCCGAAGTCGATCTCTGTTCTACGGCCCTCTTGAAGTTGGGTGATACAACGATCATGGAGCTCGGGGAGAATAGCCAGCGGGCCAAGCTTGCCAGGCTCATCTATCCGGAGATCCGGGATGCGGTCCAGCGTGTCCATCCCTGGAAAAGCTGTACCTTCCAGAGATCCCTGGCCCGACTGTCCGAGGCTCCGGCCTTCGGATATGCCTACCAATTCCAGCTTCCCTCCGATCCCTATTGCCTGCGGGCGCTCTACATCGATGGCGATCCAGACCGGGACCTGATCCCGTACAAGATAGTGGGGAGAAAACTGCATTGCGACGAGGAGACGGTGGATCTCTGGTTCATCGGCAGGGTGGTCGATCCGAATGCCTGGGATACTCTCCTGGTGGAGGCCGTGATCGCTCGCCTCATGGTAGACCTGGCCTACCCGGTCACATCCAACCCGCAGTTGGCGACTGCTCTGTTCGCCGCCTATCAGCTCAAGATCGGGGAGGCGGGGGCGGTGGATCTGGACGAGGACAATCAGAGCCAGGTCATAAGCGACAACCCATTGGTCGATGCGAGGAATATCAGTGCCTAAGTTCCACTATATCTACATGGATCTCTCGGGCGGAGAATGGGCACCGGACATGGAAGGTCGGATCGATCTCCCCCGCTATGCACGGTCCGTGAAGGAGATGACCAACTTCATCGCAAAGAAGCAGGGAGGAGCTATCCGGCGTGGGGGTTGGCATTACGCCGATGAGACCAAATATCAGGACAAGATGGCCAAGATGATACCCTTCATCTTCGGCACCGAGCAAGCCTATGCCATCGAGGCTGGTGATCTCTATATGCGGTTTTTTATGGATGGCTTTCTCATCAGAGATACAACAGGATCTAACCTGATTACAAACGGCCAATTCACTACCGGCATCGCTAATTGGACCGATCTCTCCGTTGCTCCGGGATTCATAGAATGGAACGGAGGATGGGAATGTATGGAGCTCGATGGCGGAGATGGGGGGATCGGTTGGGGACAGCAAGGGATCAGCACAACCGCCGGTAAGAGTTATGAACTACATTTTAGAGTCTTTACCAATCCCCTCAAACTGCGGATTGGCAGCACTTCCGGCGGAGACGAAATCCTCAATGATACGGAGTATGGGCTGACCTTCGATCCCTGGCATATCTGTCGGTTCAAAGCCAGATCAACCACCACTTACATCCAATGCCGCCGCACCTCCATTGGAGGAGGCAAACTCGACGATGTCACATGCTATGAATACGCGGCAGTGGAGAAGGTAACCCCTTATCCCCTCGCAAAGTTGCGGCAGATCCGCTGGACCCAAGATGCCAATATCATGTACCTGGCCTGCGTCGGCTACAAGCCGTACCAACTCACCCGCACCTCTCATATCGCCTGGACTCTGGGCCAAATGGTTTTCATCGATGGGCCCTACATGGATGAGGTGACCACTTCCACCATCACCCCATCAGGAACCACCGGCAGCATCAACCTGGTCGCTTCCGCGCCTCTCTTCTATTCCGGCCACATCGGAGCCCTTTGGCGCATCAAGCATGGCACTACCACGCCAACCTGGGGATATGTCGAGATCACCGGAGTCACCGACACTACCCATGCGGCTGCCACGGTCAAGAAGACCCTCGGCGCGACGACAGCCAGCACAGGTCATTGCGAAGGAGCCTGGTCGGATTATCGGGGATGGCCGCGCGCGGTGGCATTCTGGCAGGGAAGGCTCTACTTCGCCGGGTCCGATTCCTTCCCGCATACCGCCTGGGGATCAAAGGTCGGCAAGCCCTTGGAGTTCACACCAGGGACGCTCGATGATGATCCCGTAACCTTCTATTGCTATTCGGCCAAGGTCAACACCATCCTATGGCTCGCGGCCTCCCGGTCAATCATGGCGGGTACCCTCGGAGGCGAGTTCAACATCAGGGGAGCGGAGGGAGGTCCCCTCACTCCTACCGCGCCGGATGTCCGAAATGATTCGACCTGCGGGGTGGCGGATGCCATGCCGGTCCGGGTCGGCAACAGCGTCCTCTTCATCCAGTATAGCCAGAAAAAGGTGATGGAGTTGGTCTATGCCTGGGATCAGGATGCTTATAATGCGAGCGATCTTTGCGTTCTGGCGGATCATATCGCAGAACCGGGTCTCTTTCAGATCGATTGGCAGCAGGAACCTTTCGGTGTGGTTTGGGGAGTGCGTTCAGACAGCGTTCTCATCGGATGCACCTATGAGAAGATCTCAGACACGGTGGGCTGGCACCGGCATTCTACTGACGGAGAGGTCGAATCTCTTTGCGTGATCCCGAATGTCTCCATCCTGCAGGACCAACCATGGGCGGTGATCCGTAGAGTCATAGATGGTCAGATCAAGCGATATGTCGAATATATGGATCCTGCCATCGATTGCGATTGCGCCCTGACCTATGGTGGACTACCAGTCTCCAAGGTGTACGGAATGGGTCACTTGATCGGGAAGGAGGTAGACATCGTGGGCGACGGGGCCGTCTACCCGACCCAAATCGTGCCCGCAGATGGAAGCCTGACCATCGATCCTCCGGCAAGCCAGATCCAGGCTGGATTGCACTACCAGAGCAAGATCATCACCCAAAGGCCGGAAATCGCCACGACTTACGGAACCACCCAAGGCGTACAGAAGAGATGGTCGGATGTCCGCGTCCGTCTGATAGATACAAGCGGGATCCAGATCAATGGAGAGCAGATCCCCTTCCGTCAGGTGGAGGATCCCATGGACCAGGGGGTGCAACCTTTCACCGGAGATAAGAGGATCACGAACCTCGGATGGGATCCGGATGGCCGGATCGAGATCGTACAGGACGAACCCCTCCCCGCGCATGTGGTCTGCGTCTATGGCAGTCTGGAGATAGGAATTGGAGGGTAAGTTGGTCCCCTATAAAGCCTCTCATTTCTTTTCCGTCAGATCTTCTTATCCCGGGTTGCCCATGAGGGATCTCGAGGGGATAGCGAAAGCCCTGGAGGAGGGGCCCGGGTTCACCTGGCTTGATGCAAGGGGTCGGGTGATCGCCTCATTCGGCATGCGGAAGATGACCCCCAGAGTATATGAAGCCTGGCTGATCTGCTCGGACCTGGCGAGTTTTCGCGCCATCCAACTGATCTCCATGATCCGCCAGCATCTCGCAGCGCATATCCGGGACTTGAAGCCGGATCGGATCCAGGCCGCCATCCTGACGGATAGGCCGATCCAGCTTCGCTTGGTCAAGAAGATCCTCAAATTCGAGTACGAGGGAACCCTCCGGAAATATCTCTATGGCAGGGACCATTATATGTTCGCGTTGATTCCACCGGGAGGATGAAGAGATGTCATGGATTGTATCTGTCGTTGGCGGCATTTTTGGCTCTGGGGTGTCGGCCTATGGATCTGCCAAGGCAGGAAAAGCCTCGAGCACCCTCTACTACAAGCAGGCTGCTTTTAAGGAGGAGCAGGCGGAATTTGCCGCCAGAGAAGGTAAGAGACAAGCGGAACTCCTCAAACGCCAAAGAGCCGAGAGGATCGAAGCCCGTAGATTGGAACTGGCCCGGATCTTGGGAGCACAGAGGGCGCGATATTGGGCCTCCGGTGTGACTCTGCAAGGGACTCCTCTGCTGGTTGCTATGGAATCCCAGGCACGGGCCGAGGAGGACATCTCCCGGCTGAAATACTGGTTCGGACAGGACATCGAGACGGCAGAACTTCAATCCCACATGCTCTCTCATGGCCTCTTCAAAGAGGCGAGTTACCTCCGAGCAGCGGCGCGGGCGGCAAAGAGCTCAGGGTATCTCCAGGCCGCAACATCCATAGCTTCGGGAGCGGCTCAGGCTGGTTCGCAAGTGGCGAGTTACTATGGACAGCAATATTCACAGTACGGCACCCAGACCTATACACAAGGCTCTGCTGGATCTTCCACCGCCGGCTCCTCCGGTAGTTCCTATTAGCGGAGACATCCGATGAAAATTCCCGAATACTGGGGTCAGGAATTCGGCACATTTAAGGAGCGGGGACTCCCCTACGCTCCCAACATACCGATCAACGCGATCATCCAGAAATATGGGGCATTGGCCCAGGCTGGTGAGGAACTCTCCCGCTCGGGATTCGGACTATCACGGACCTTTATGCAGATCGAACAGGAGAAACAAGAGCAGGGCCGCGCCGATGAAACCCTATTTCTGGTCAGCCAGGGGGAAGGTCGCCTCACCGACCTGGAAGATGAGTTACTCAAGAAGGCGAATTGGAGGACCTATACCTCAGACTTCGAGACGGGCTTCGAGTCGATCCAAGAGGATCTCCTATCCCAGGCGACCGATCCCATCGTGGCTCGGCATATCTACCGGGAACTCTCCCGTTTGAAGATCCCCCATTATGCGGCAGCGAAAAGGAAGGAGAACGAGCTCTTCGTCTCCTCCGACCGCGCCAATCTCTCTCAGCTTCTCGATCAAACAAGCGATCAGATCTATCGCACCGGGGGCGATGAGGACATCATGAAGCGAGACCGATTGACGGCCCTGGGGGAGGCTGCCATCCAGATCCGCACGGGCCGCACCCTGTCGCCGGACGATGCAGAGGCCCTTCGCCAGAAGTGGTTGGAGAACAATGATTCCATGCTGGCCCTGCGGGACATTCAGCGCGATCCGACCGAGGCAATCAAGAAGTTAGCCGATCCGGCTTTTCACTACATCAACCTGAAACCCGAACGCCGAGAGAAACTCAGCCAGACCGCCTGGGTTCGGGCAGAACATCTGGCGAAGGAGATCATCCGGGAGCAGGACAGGTTAGAGAAGGGATGGGAGCGACAGATCAAGACTGCCCAGGATACAGGTGAGGTCCATGTCTCCAACCGAATTTACGATATGCAGCGGCTGGCACAGGACCAGACCTATAAGCCACGCATACCTATCGGGGATATTTACATGGACATTGTGGACTGGTCGATGCAGGGTCTCCTCCGGCCCGACCAGCAGCATCGCTTGATGGCGCTCTATGAGAAGGCGCAGAAGGACATCAAGGAGGGGGACGTACCGGAAGATCCGCAGGAGAAGGCTCGCATCATGCTCGAATCCCACGATCCCCGGACCCGACTCTCCTTTGCCGAGATCGATGCCTCCGTCACGAGTGGGGAAATCAACTGGAAGACGGGCACAACGGCCAAGACAGCCCTGCGAACCATCAGCGAAGGCCGGAAGGATGAGCGCAGGTCCGAGTTGCAGCGCCGTCACTCCGAGGCTAAGAGCACCGCAGAACGCCTTCTAACCACGCGGGGCATTATGGAGAAGCTCGATCCCATGTCCGAGAGATTTAAAGCCAACTTCACCGAGGAATTTGCCCGGAAATCGAGCGCCTTCTATGCCTCTGATAAGCCGGAGAATGACCCCTTCCTCGTAATGTCCCGGATCATCCGTCCTTATCTCAAGGCGTTGGCTGACTACCAGGGAACCCAAGCGCGCACCCTCCTGGTCGGTCTGCCCTACCGCACACCCGAGGAGCTTGAAAGGGATCGGAAGAAACTAACCCACCTCGCCTATGAGCAATATAAGCGGAGGTTGGAGGAGTATCTGGATGCCTATGCCCGCGAGATCCAACTACGGCAGAGCATGGAAGCCTATCCTCATGAGGAGAAATGATGGCCAAAACGGATGAGAAATTCGATCTCGCCCGGTTGATCTTCCGGGAGGATGCTCCGGAAAGGCGGATCCTCTCCTTCTTTGGCCCTCACGCCTTGCATCTCCTCGATGCGGGCTCGGATGTGGAGCTCTACGTGCCGAGGGACAAGGAGATCTGGAAGAAAGAGGTCGCGGATCTTTTCAAGGATTCCCATGCCTTCTCCAGGATCGTGGGTTTCGCCAGAACGAGCGGGCCGGACTATGGAGGGACGGCCTTCGTGAAGCCGAGGGCCTGGTCCACGGATGAGGAGGTATTTCGTCGGTCGGTCCATGAGCTCTTCCACTTCATCCTCTGGAGATGGAAGCGGGAACAGGACGGAGGATACGAGAGAGCCCTGTCCTTCCTGCCTGCCGAGGCGGTATCCTGGGTGCGGCCGTCCATCGAAAAACTCTTCCCCAATCAGAAGGAGAGGATCGAAACCGATGCGAAGGATGAGGCTTTGATCCGCCTGATAGAGAGCCGATGGGAACCCGTGAAACCTACCGGATACGGGGAAGGAGAATGGGGATGGAAGGCTCCCCTTAGTCTGATCCGCTATCTGGAGAAACAAGGGATCTTAGGCTTCCATGATGCGGTTCAAGCTGGAGACGAACCAGATCCGGATGCCTACCTCGATCTCGAACCTCATCGGGAATTCGAGCGGGATCTATCTTATCCGAAACAGGAGAGATGGGAGAGGCTGGTCCAGGCCGGAGAGGATTGGCCAATGGCCGCCATGGAGGAAATGGGCGGGATGGAGGTGGCCGGGCAGCCAAAAGAGGATTCTCGCAACTGGACTGATGAGCAGTGGAAGCAATATTTCGATAAGCGTGGGTACGGGAAATCGAAGGGCCAGGTGGCGCCTCCTCAACCAGTCCCTCCTGCCAAGGTTGCACCCGCACCCCCGAAGAAAGCTCCCCCATCTCCGGGGAAACCTCGAAGGGATTATCTGCCAGAGTTACACACCCAGGAGCAGATGGTGGAGGAGCTTCAGAGGCAGTTAAAGGAAGCCGAGGAACGGGAGGATACGCTCAGGGGTGCCATCCAGGAAAGCCTGGATCGGATCGAGGAAAAGCAGAAGGTCATCGAGGAATATGAGAAACGGTATGGGCCTATGAAAGAGGACGGAAAGAAGGAAAAAGACAGCACGACCGACGATTGGGGAGATGAGATGGAATCCCCGCCGCCTGGCAGCCAATCCCTTCCCTGGCACGAACAACCGACAGAGCACCAGGTAGATCAGATCATTTCTATCCTCACCGGAGAGCACAGTATCGGCCAGAATAAGAAGGCCTATTTCGATGAGAAGTATCACAGGTTGGGAAGCATCCTGAAAACTGCCCAGGAAGCCGCCCAGGAGATGCGTGAAGGCAAGATCCCGATCTTCCCCGTATATTCCTACCCGGAGATGAAGAGACAATGAATCCGAGCGAACTCTTGACGAAATTTCTATCTGCCAAGTCAGCTCTTGAAAAGGGACGCATCCAAAAGGTACTTGGGAGAGAATTGGTGTACGACGGTCAAGTGATGACCCGTCAAGAATTTGTGGAAAAAGCCGCCGAAAAAGGACTGGTAGGCGAGCAACAGGTGATTCAGGGGAAAGGTGGAGGAACTTACTGGTTCATCGGTGATTTTGAGGCGACAAAGATGGAAGTTGATTATCTGAATCATTTGAAAGAATCCAAAAAGATCCTGCCCGTAGGAGCAGTCGCCCTCGGAATAGCGGACCATAAAGAAGAAGCCATATGGAACGACGACAAGGAGAAGCGTTTCCGGGCCTGGTATGGAGAGTTGGCCGCGGCCCGCAAGCTGAATCCAGACCCGGATGATCCCTCCGTTCACCAGGAGTATCGGGTCGAATGGGCTGTTTCCGGAGAACCTTCGGCCTATCGGCCAGGAGGACCCGCGGAGTTGCCGAGGGCGTATGGGCGGTCCGAACAGAGGAAACTTGGGACCGAGATCCTAAAGGGGGCTTATAAAGCAGGACCGGCAGCGGTCAGAGGAATCCAGGACGCGATCTTGGGTCATTGGTTGGGAAATGTGCAACGCCTGGAGGCAGCGGGCCAGGAGGAAAAGACCCTGATCGGTCGGGCGGCCCGAGAACTCACGAAATTCGGAGTGGGGGAACTACCGAAGGCGGGCATCGCCGGAGGTCTGGCAGCAGTGGAGGAGACGATCTCCACGGCGCATGATCTGGCTGAATGGTTGGGAGATGTAACTCATATCAATCAACTTGCCGATTGGCTCGATCAACTCAGCAAGGGAGAACCTCCTCCGGTGGGAGAGCCGGGCATCCTGCCGATGGAAGGAGCGGAGGCCCTCGTCCAGTATGAGAAGGGCAAGATTCCGAAACCACAGGTATCCACTATGGCTGGCGGTCTGGCCCAGGGAATCGCCCAATTCATGACCGGCTTCCTGATCGGATCGAAGGTGATGAAGGCCGCCAAAGTGGGAATAAGGTTGGCGGAATCCGCTCCCCGCCTCGCGCAATTCATCCGATCTGCAGGTGCGGGAGGTATCGCGGATCTTCTCGTATGGGACCCCGAAGACCCGAGACTTTCCAACCTATTGGAAGAATACCTGCCCTCACTCAAAAATCCGATCACCGATTATCTGAAAGCTCAACCCGGAGATACGCGCGCCCTGGGTCGGATGAAACAGGCGATAGAAGGCCAGATGGCTGGAGGACTTAGCGAAGCCCTTGTTCTTCTCCTACGAGGAGCCAAGGCCGCGGGAATGGCGATAAAGGGAAATACCGCAGCCCGGAAAGCACGGTCACTCGAACGGGCCGGCATCAAACCTCCTGCAGGACCACCCAGGATTCCCATCGGATCAATAGAGGATTTCCCGGCAGATGCCTCCCGCAATCTCATGCAGTACCTCAGCCTCGACTGCGCCTTCTCCAAACCCAAGGAACTCAAAAACGGATTCACCCAGGTCCGGTTGCTTAAGGGTGGGGAAGAGATTGGCACCCTGAACTTCCGATTCGATCCAGACAATACTTTGCACATTCGAAGGGCTGCTGCCGGGCAGACGATCCCCAATGATGTGATGCGGACGATCTCGGGATTCGCCGATGCGAACCAGTCCAAGATCATCAGTAACCTGACCGGGTTCGACCGGGAATGGCAAAAACAAGGGTTCAAGAGATCCGGGGATTCGCTGATCTATGAGGCTGCCGAGCCTTCTTCGGAGACCCTGACTCGTGCGGCTGCATCACTGGATCAAAACAGGGGCTTATGGACCGATACTGACCGGAAGTTATACGCAGATCTTGCGACCCTTTCTAACCGTTCCTGGACCTCCCCGCATCCTTTACCCCTGACCTCCGAGATCCAGGCCCTTGCCTATTACAATGAGGGATTGGGCATTGATCCCCAGACCATCAGGGAATGGATGATGGAGATCCGACACCACTTCGGCCAAGGAAATAAAGCGAAGACTGTCCTCCGCAATCGGCTCCGGGATAACCTTTTCGGTGGCAACTATGATCCCGTTGCCCATGAGAAGCAATTAGCCACCATGCTCCAGGATTGGGAAGGAGGGAAGCGTAAGGAGGTCCTCGGGTTCAAGGTTTTCCCGGAGGAAGGAGTCGTGACTGCCCACCAGACCTCTCCCGAAGCTGCGGAGTCCATCCGGGCAGGAGGCTTCCGCGTTCCAAGCGGTGCGGAGTGGGACGATAAGAGGATCATGAGGCATCTCGACGATGCGGTGCCGGAGGGGGTCTTCGCTAAAGCATCCTCCATCACCATACCGAGGGGATTGGCCACGGGCACGGATGTGCAACTGCGAGTCCTGCGGGATCGTGGGCTCAAGGTCCTGAATATCGGGAATAAGATCCAGTGGCTGGATGGATCTTACCATCTCCCGGAAGACCTGAGCGATTGGGAGCTCATGGAGCCCACACTAATTCACTATCTCACGGAAGCCGGACAGCAAGAGGCGAAGAAGATCCGCTCGCAGATGCTTCATGAGGTCAACGAGATCTATCGAAGGAATGGGAACTATCCTCCTCTGGCACATCCCGAATACCAGCCGGTAGCCAATCTCACAGCCAAGATGCAGAAACTTTTCACCGAGGATCTCAGGAAGCAGGGATACGATGCGGTCTATATGCTGGATGATATACCGGGAACGGGATTCGAGCCGGGCAGGCCGGAACAGATCGCCACGATTTGCTTCCTCAAGCCGGAGCAAGCCCGGGCCCTGGGTGTCCATGTCCCGTATCAGAGGATCACCGATCTCGCCAAGGAGGCGGAGGAGCTCGCCAAGAATTGGGACGAGATCGTGGAGGAGCAGAGGCGGGGCAAGATCCCGATGGCGGTCGATTTTGAGGAAGGCCGCAAGTCGGGATTGACGGGAGAAGATCTCCAGAAGGTGAAGCCGGGGACCATCTTCATCTCCTCCAGGATGGCCAGGGCGATGGAGCTCTTCAACGAGGCGGGCCAGAACGTCAGGACCCTGGCAGAGAAGGCCTTGCATACTCGGGACGAGGCAGACTATGCGGAGGCCATGCAGGCATTCATGCTCAATGCTGGCCTGTATAAGGTCCGGAAAGGTTTATCCGCAGAGGCCGGCAGGCTCCTGCATATCCTGACCGATCCGGTCAGCCAGTGGAGCGCCTTCCTGGATCAGTTCGGGCCGATCTACCGGTCCGGGGAGAAAGATCCCTGGAAGATGATGCAGATGATCGCCTCGGTCCAGACACCAGAGGAGCTCCAAGCCTTCGCCGCACAAGCAACCAAGGCCACTACCTGGGATATGGTCTATGAG